ACTTCATGAACTATCAACTCATGAATAAGATGAAAGAGTATGAACCCGAGTTCGACCAGTTACTTTTTTATCTCCCTCTCAGCGGCTCTGCCTTTAAAAAAGTTTATTACGATGAACTTTTAGACAGAGCCGTATCTAAATTTGTACCAGCAGATGATCTGATAGTTCCATACACTGCAACTTCTTTAGAAGATGCAGATGCAATTGTGCATGTTTTAAAAATATCTGAAAACGATTTAAGAAAAAAACAAGTATCTGGTTTTTACAGAGATGTAGAAATTACACCAGGTTACTCACAAGAAACAGAAGTAGAGAAAAAAGAAAGAGAATTAGAAGGTGTTAGAAAAACTAGAGATGAACAAATGTTTACAATTCTAGAGTTTCATACAAATATAGATTTGGAGGGTTTTGAAGATAAGGATATGGAACAAAATCCGACAGGAATAAAACTTCCATACATTGTAACTATTGACACAAGTTCAAGAGAAGTTTTATCAATAAGAAGAAATTATAAAGCTGAAGATCCGTTAAAAAATAAAATTGAGTATTTCACTCATTTTAAATTTTTACCGGGACTAGGATTTTATGGTTTTGGCTTAATCCACATGATTGGTGGATTATCAAGAACTGCAACGAATGCACTCAGACAATTGTTAGATGCTGGTACTTTTTCAAATATGCCAGCAGGATTTAAACAAAGAGGTATTCGTGTCAGAGATGAGGCACAATCAATACAACCTGGAGAGTTTAGAGACGTAGATGCACCTGGAGGAAATATCAGAGACGCGTTTATGCCTTTACCTTTCAAAGAACCATCAGCAACCTTATTACAATTAATGGGTATAGTGGTTCAAGCAGGTCAACGATTTGCCGCCATAGCTGACATGCAGGTCGGTGACGG